ATGCAAATCGCTGTCCTGATGAAACTAATAATCCTAATAACGATAGTAATGTGCCACTTGGTTCTTTGAAAGGTAATGGTTGTATTGCATCTCGCAAAGAGCCTGCTGGCGCATCCACGTCGCGGAACTCACCAGGTTGAATGGGTTCATCTTCGTTACGTATACGGATGCCTCGAGTCTTAAAACCAGCAGGCAAGTTGGAGAGAGTACCCGCATCTATTAATTGTCGGAGGATAGATGTGGATGCTTTGGACAAGCCTCCGATCATGTGAGTTAGACCAAAACCATAAAATCCTAGACCTGGTAAAAATTTGAAATGAACAAAATACTCTATCTTGTTTTTCATCGGGTCTTCAGGTTTGAAGTTTCTACGTATGGATAAAATATTTTCAGTAGTAGAATCTATAGTAACAATATAAGGAAGTTTCACACCTGTTTCCATACCGTTTTCGTCTATATCTTCAAAGCCCTCTAAATCTAAGTTGCAATGAACTTCATACAAAACGCAAACCTCATCACTACCCGATTGACGTTCCATACCTTCAAGCTTCTCTTTCTCCGTATCTAAAGACGAATAATTTTCATTGTCTTCGCTTGGTTGTAAATCTGTTCTTCTGTAAAACCCTATAGCCTGTAATTTTTTAACATCATTCTCAGGCATCTTAATGACGTGTGTTATACGCGAGCAAGATTCTAAATCGGTGGTATAGTAAGGAACAATTAGATCTTCAGGTGCTATAAATTTAGATACGGGTCGTTGTAAGTTTTCATCGTAGTAGACTTTTTTAAACGCAGAGCCTGCTAGTGGCAGGTAAAAAAGCATTTGGTCTAAATCTTCATCGTACTCTTCCATAACGTGTACGATTTGATAATTCATAAACTCGCGTACACGTTGAGCTTGTTCTTCTATAACAGAGTTGTAAGCACCTACAACTTGAGTTTTGACAGGGCCACCAGCGGGGAGAAGCTCTTTATATGCCTGCGCTTGGAATTGGGTAACAGCCTCTCCGAGTAGAGGATGAATGACACCGCTGGCGCCCTCAAAAGGTTCAGAACGCGTTTCATCAAAACGCATACCCAAATACTTTAGACCATCTGTATAAGTTTTTTCCCAATCTTCTCTACTAGAACGATCAGATTCTATACTACTAACTAAATCTATATATATGCCACCCAGTTCACTATCACTTAAAATTTCAGCTAAGTTTTCTCCAAATTCTGAAGTCATTTGCATATCAGGCGCGGGTCCTAATAACGCAGAGCCATCTTCTTGTATCTCTACGTCTGATTCTATCAGCCCTTCTACAACCTCAATAATATCTTGCTCTAAAGTATCACCCTCTTGGGCAGTAGTCATATCTACCTCTTCGGGCATTTGGTTTGCAGGATCAGGTGTTAGTCTTTCTATCGCCATTAGTAATAAATCCTCTGTCTTACTCCCATACTATCGTCATCGTAATCAGTAGCCAAATTTAAAAAGCCACCTTCTCTAAAGCGCATGATCGCTTGCGTCATAGTATCACATAGGTCATCGTTTTTGCCAAAAGGAAATGAAGCACACTCTTCAATCATCTCTTCAGCAAACATACGTTGAGGTGCGTACACCATACCCGCTTCAAAGACAGGTGCAACCGAGTGCATACGCGAATGTTTATCATGACCTCTGGTTGGCGAGTAATTAACGACAGGTATGCCCATACGTCGTAGTTCTTGAGTTAAAGGGGTACCAGATGCTTTGGCTTCAATCAACACCATATCTGTCTCCCAGTAACTGTATTCACGATGAGCAATCTCTTTGAGTTCTGGAAAGTCCCAACGCCCACGCTGACAATCCAAAAGTATAATACAATCAGGCGAATCGTCAGTTGGTCTAAATATGCCCCACGTCGATATGGCAGAATAGTCAGCTGTTTCTTTTCTAGAAAATGCCGTATCATAACTTTGCATAATATACTGTACGTTGGGTAAGCTGTCGTATTCCCAAGGTTGCCACCACTCACGTTTAATAATCGAACCCTCTTCTGCTGTCGGGTTTTGCATCCACTGAGCATTCCATTTCATACCAGGCAAAGATGCCTTAACTTTTAATAACTCGTCTTCAGGCCAAAACTCAGGCCAAAGTGGCTTATCTGAATCTGGAAATATGGCAGGGAACTCTATAACTTCCCACTGATCAGCAAGTGGTTCCTTTTGCGCCTCCAATAACTTAGCGGTCAAATCAATCGCACTCCAACGTGTCATAACTATTACAATAGATCCGTTTGGCTGTAAACGCTGTCTAGGTCCAGAGGTGTACCATTCGTACGCGGACTCCAAGGCTGAAGGGCTAAGTGCGTCTTGCTCAGAATGAGGGTCGTCAATAATCAATAAATCCGCACCACGTCCTGTTACCGCTCCACCTACACCTGCAGCGAAATACTCGCCACCTTTATTGGTTTCCCAACGTCCCGCAGATTTGTTATCGGATTGTAGTTGCACTTCTGGAAAAATATTTTTGTAATCTTCCTGATCCATCAAGTTACGAACTTTACGACCAAATCGTACAGCTAGTTCCCCTGTATGCGTTGTTTGCATAATTTTCATCTTGGGCTGGAGTCCCATAATATAAGACGGGAAAAAAGTAGATGCGAACTCAGACTTGGTATGTCTGGGTGGCATATTAACGATCAAACGTCGGCATTTACCTTCGGCTACTTCTTGGAGTTTTTCAGCAAATATTTTATGGTGGCGCCCGCAGATAAATTCAGGCCAGATGTGTTCAACGTAGTTTATAAAACTACTTTGGCATTTGTCTTGGAGTGCGTAGTTGTCTAACTTTTCTTTTAACATCAGAGCTTCTTTCAGCTCTGTCTCGGTTAAACTCGATAGATTCATCAATCTAAACTGTCTATAGCATCGTCTAAGTCAGTTCTTTGCAGTTTTTTTCTAAGAGCGATACTTTCAACTTTTTGCGGATTATCTTTTATATATTTAATTATTTGTTTTTTTAAAGCGGGGTCAAAAGGTATAGAGCCAGGATTACGAGCAATATCTTCCATATATTCTTGAAGAGTGTTAAAACCAGTTTGTAGCTCAACAGGATTAAGTTCTTCTCCTATAACAACATTTTTTCCTTTAGCCTTGTTAATAATTGACTCATTTTCTTCGAGTATTTCTAATCGTTTTTTAGCTGTTTCATATCCAGGCAACCTGTAACCTTGATCATCTAGGTATCCAAGTTCGTAATCCAATTGATCTTTTTCTCGTTGAATTAGCCTGTTAACAGATTCTTTAGCTTTAGCAGCCTCTTCAGGATTCATTTTTTGTAAATCTTTAGCTAATTGTAAAATGGATTTACTGCCTTTGGTTAGTAAAGCTACAGCTGGATTGGCTATCACATAATCAAAAGCACTTATAGCCATTTGAACTGGATCGCCTTCTTTTACAGCCTGCTCCAAACCAAATTCAGGTAATAACATATCCCGTATATTGGAGCCAATTGAAGCGATACCACGTTTGATGGGGTCGCGTTCTACGCTTATTGGATCTATTTTCAAAAAACGCTGTAGAGGGGTACCGAAAGCTTTACGCTTTTCGGCTTCAGTTAGGGGTTGGATTGAACCTACGTCGGGCAGTTCAGCCATCTTACATCATCTGCGCTAGTTGTCCGTCGATAGATTCTTGGCCTGCCATTTCTTCAGCTACCATCATCATCACCTGTTGAATGTCTTCTTGATCCAATCCCATTTCCATCAGCGCTTGCATAATTTGTTCTTCACTAGCGCCAGACTGGATCATCTCCATAACCATCGTCATAACCTGTTGTATGACCATCGCTTCTGGCTGTACGCTTTGTATTTCTGATAAGGCTTCGTCAATCTCGTTTTCAACGGGTCCACCTAAAGCCATACCTTCAACCTCTTCAAGCGTCATCGTATTGTAAGGTTTACCCATAAACATAAACACTTCTTTACCTTCAGCCCGAGCTTCCGCAAAAGCTTTATTAAATCTCTCTCTAATAGATTCTGATTCGGCAGCTTCACTTCCAAACCTATCCATCAAAAATCTCGATACTTGCATCGCATCTGGTACAAAATCAAAGAAAGTACCTTTTAAAGAACCTTCTGGTTGGAACTCTGTAAAAGGTTTTTGTTCTTTAATCGCTTCATCACCTCCAGCGAACTTGTTTGTTTTTCC